CAAGTCTGGGCGCATCCCTACGCCCCAGAGTCTACGATTAGTAGATTCCCCATAGGCAAACAATTAACCCATGGAGAAACGTTATAAGAAAACCTATGGAGAATTTCCAAATAGTTTCCTTCAACGTTCTATGAAGTGGCTTAACAGGATCACGAAAGTGAGTCCTGTGGACCTAGCTTCACTGCTAAAGGTCATCAAGAAAATTTCTATAATATATAGTACCCGAGGTAAACTCGAGTGCATACGTTATACAAAAGACTTGAGACTGAGGTACATTAATCACCTATTTGAAGGTGAAAATGGACCAAAGCCGGGACTAGGCTCGTTCTTGCCTAAGATTCTTAAACCCTTTAAACAGGATGCAACAAAAGGCTTAAATTACCCTTTAATAAGGCTAACTTTAAGCACATTATATTGCACCCGGTTATTGAGGGTGAAACCCATTCCATCTTTTGAGACTATTGAAAGAACACCCGTTTATACCGGGGCTTCTTCCTTTAATCTTATTAAAGATGTTATGGATTTCTTAAGAATTTTACGCGTAGATAGTCGTCAACTTGGTAGAGTTCCTAAAAGTTTACACTTTAAGGAATTCCACATGACATCTAAAAGCGGTCCAAATGGGCATGCCCTTTGGACCAGCTATTTAGATCTCATATGTCTTCCTCCTTCTTTGAAAACAAGTATTGAGTTCATTGGAGGAGAGAAGTTATCAAGATTGATGCCCAAATTCTCCTATCTTTATGAGAGAATACCACAATTTTTCCATCAATACACTCCTGGCAACAAGAGTGCGATGATTAGAAAACTTGCAGTAATCGCTGATAAGGAAGGGAAAACGAGGGAGGTAGCAATTATGGATTATTGGTCACAAGCGGCTTTAAAGCCACTACATGACAAATTATACCACATGCTATCCACTATCGAACAAGACTGTACGCACAACCAGTCCAAACACATTGGGAAGTTGACCCCGGCTAAAGGGTCATCATTCCACAGTATAGACCTGACGGCTGCAACGGATTTATTTCCGATTACAATCGAATGGGCTATACTTCGTGTTTGGTTTGGAAAGGATTATGCAGACCATTGGAAGAACATAATGGTAGGCGAACCCTTCGAGTACCAGGGTCGTAGCATAAGCTATAACACTGGTAACCCGATGGGTGCCTATTCATCATGGGCCTCCTTTGCTCTTGCACACCATTTCATAGTCTATGTAGCTTGTAAAAAGGCTAACGTAGACTGGAAACAGTGTCCTTATATGCTCTTAGGCGATGACATTGTGATTGCTCACGATGGCGTCGCAGAGGCTTATAAGGATCTCCTTTCAGAGATCGGCGTTCCGTTTTCTATTGCAAAGACACATGTGTCTAAGCATGGTTATGAATTCGCTAAGCGAATCGTAACACAAGAAACGGACTTGTCCCCTTTTCCGATAGCAGCTCTATATGAACGACGAAACTCACCGATTGAATCGGTGGGTATCATCGTCCAAGAGTTGTCTAACAAATCGTGGACATCTGATGTGCTGTCTCCTATAAGGGACTACTTTTTAATACTTAAAGGATGGAATAGACCGAGAGTTCGGTCATTCTTTCCTAAAGTAAAATTAGTAGTGTCTCTCCTTCTCTTTTTGCAAGGTAAATCAGATCTAGGTATTCCATTACTGGAGTACGTAGCTGAAACTACCGGATACAAAAAGCCTTGGCCCGAAAGGGTCATGAACAACTATGCTACAAAAGTAGCAAATACTGTTGTTACAAAGCTTTTTGAATCTGCACGAGATAGAGTGACTAGTAAAACCAATAAACTTCCTCTTGGCGAATTAGCCACTAGGATGGTTATGGAAATTACTTCCCTCAGAGACGGAGGTGCGGACTGCTTTGATTTAATCGAAGCAGTCCCCTTTCTGCAGATTTATGGACGAGCAGAGGAGAAATTCCTCTACTTATCTCAACCTTCATTAGGGGCCCGTCTAGAAATGGACGGGACCCAAATGAGGGATGCCGTTGGGAAAGTCGACATCCCGCTTTCAGATACTGATTTCTACGTTCGTCATAGAGACGTTATCGTAGTTCAGGCTCTGAGGGCTGCTAAGGTGGTAGATGAAATTGTTCAATATCATAAATCAGTCGGCTACGACATGATTCAGATAATGAACAACCACTGATCATCCTTAGAGAGAAGCTAGACCACACGGGAAATTCCCGGAGGCCTTAGGCCTCAGC